CTCCGCCTCTTCATAAGGCACGTATGTTTTTTTGAATTCTTCATCAGGCACAATGCTCTTTTTCCCGTTCTCCACTACAATCCAATCACCCTCGTTAGCCCTCTTGCCGTCTTCACCCAGATGCACAAAAACGGAGTATACCCCATCCTCATGGCGGAGATGATCCCCGTGGGTAGCTACCGGTAGTCCTCTTTTGGCTATTTCTTTGTCTTTGTCAGCAAAGTCCACCTGGTCGGCATCGACAATAATTGTTTTTGAGAACTTAGGCATGGTTTCAGATTATTTGTGTGGAAAAGAATGCGGATACAAAGATTTCATTTGCAGCAAAATAAATGGGCGTAAGTAACTTTTAGATATGCAGGTGTTTCATATACTTGCTATATGAAACGATTTATTTTCCTCATGTCGGACGACCTTCGCGAAAAGATGCTGAAGGATATGAAGGGAAGTGGTCACATGTCATTGTCCACCTTTATCCGCATGGTCCTTTACCGCTACCCCAACAGCGATAAGAAATGGACCGACGCAGACATGAAAGCATTTGCCAGGGAGTATTCAGAACGTGAGCAGTCAAGGATGGGGGTGTTGCAATCGGCAGAAAGCCAACTTAACGAAGCTTTTATGAAATTTAAAAATAAGAAAGTATGAGTACTATTGACATAGAACCACTGAATACAGAAGTGATCATTAAGCCCGACCCAAAGAAAGAAAAAACGGAAGGGGGTATGATAATAGTAGACGGCGCCAAGACAGATAATCTACAATGGGCAACCGTAATGCGAGTATCTAAAAAGGTGCTGACCATGAAAGAAGGAGACAGGATTCTGTTTCCCGAGAGTACAGGTGTCCTACAGGAGATCAATGGCACAAAGTATAGGTTTATCTCTGAAACCATTATAAAGGGCATAGAGCGACCTGCCCGTGACAAAGAGAATTTATGAGTAAAATAGCCAAAGAGACGGTCCTATATATTCACCGAGCAGGTACGCAATATACCTGCTCGGATTGTATATTTTTCCGTCGTTCAAGGGGAGTCTGCCTTATATTCAATGAGAGCGATAACCAGGTAAAGGCCTACGGAGGCTGCGGCCTGTGGGTGGAGCGATTCAAACAGGTGAGTATGCCTATTATCGGTGCCACGACAAAGACGGAGGCGGGGTACGTGGAGAACGAAGCTGGCTTCTCCTGCAAGCGATGTGATGAATTTATCCTTTCGGGAGATTGTAAAAAAGTGGACAAGGAATCCACTGGGGACGATCCAGGCGAGATCAACAAGAACGCCTGCTGCAATCGCTGGTCTCCAGATAAAGAAAGGGCGTCAATGACGAACGCCCAGTTGATGACTTATTTGAAAGAGCAGGCTAATCCTGCAAAGAAGCAGGAACCGGCTGCGGACCGGAAGGAGTTGGTTGAGGACCTTCAGCCGGGGGCTGGGGCGCTGTAGCCATCGCCTTTTCATGCTCTTGGCCCATAGCCTGCAATATAATATCCGCGATCATTTTTGCTGTCTGCTGATCGACACTTCCCGTAACTTTTGTTTCAGCAGCCTTAACCAGCCAGCTACCTTTAACATCTTCTGTCTTACGATCTTCTTCTCCCTTAATACGGATAGTATTTTGTTTCTCCTGCTCAGCTGTTTGTGCGGCCTGCATTTGACCCTGAATGGTCTGCTGCTGGTTGGCTTGCGCTTGCTGTTGTTGCTGTTCGATGCGCTTCTTGGAAGAATAGATCAACTTCAGTTCCACCTCCTTCAGATTTGTCATGTTCATGATCATAAAATAATCCTCCGGCTGGATAAGGCCCTGTTGATCTTTTATAGCCACCTGCTGCAGGATCAACTGTTTCAATTCACTATCTGGCCTATCCTGTAGGGCGATGGCGTACTCATGCAGGGAAATATCGGGGGACACCTGCACAAATTTGATGTAATTCGATCCCAGTGCGTGAACGTAGCCAGACACCGGCTTTCTCCTCAAAACCCTCTGTAGACGAAGGAGAGAGCTTTCCGCCACCCTTTCCAGCAGCCGAGAGTCAGCCTTGGCGAAATGGTTGATGGCATTATTGCTCCCCTGTTCGGCCTGTCGTTGAGCTGGAACATTGGTCCTATCAGCAGGGCCGGTACCATCAACTACCTCATTTAGACCGGTTACATCCCTCATCCCCTGGATGGTTCTCTCCAGCTGTTGATCCAGGACGTTTATCTCCTGCGCCATCTGGGTTCCCTCAACGCTGACGGGCTCATTTCTCTCCGGCATACCCGAGATTGCGTTCTTTTGCCGAGTAACCAGCATGTGGGTTTGCGCCAGCATGTCAAGAACCTGGCGTGGTGTCAGTTTTTTACCCCCCTTTCCTAGCGGGATATTTTCCAGGGCGGAGATATCGATCTTGATGATATACGGGATCCACTTGTTGACGAAGTTCTCAATCTTGTAGTGGAGCTGGCAATATTTATCAATAAATGGTTTCAGCCGCTCCATGACACCCAGGGCGTTCATTTCGTAGAAATCCGGAGCGCATACGTGGAAAGAAAGGCATGTCTTTTTTATGGAGCTCTTTTTTCTCTTTTGATCCGTGGCCCTTCCGTATTTAAAGACGTAGTTTGTATCAACAATCCAGATCCCCTTATATACGTCATCATAGGTATCCCGCTGGAATTTTGGCTTAGCAGATCCCGCCACTTCTGTCATTGCCTTACCGTCTCTTTTATCCGGTCTTTTCTTGCGGAAGCCATAGTTGTTATTACTGTCGTACGATCGCTTGTAATACTCGTAGTTGTAGGTCAGCCACTCTCCATCCAGGCAGAGGACTCGAAACTTATCATAGTCAGCAGCTGCAAAATTGTACGGAACGGTCCGGGGATTACCATTCTTTCCGGCCACATTTTCGGCCATATCTTTCAATTCCGCTGGGCTGAAATAAGGAGCAATATCGGAAAGGGTGTAATATTTTAATTGTCCTCCCCATGTCATGTCTTTGAAATCTCCACGCCGGCAATAGGAGCAGACGAACTTCATGGCGTCGACGTGCTCGATGGTGACCATGTCGTTCTCGTCCACCCCGTCTTTGTATATTCCAACCCCCCAGTCTACCAGGTCCTCGACAACCATTTTCCTTTCCTCGTATATGTTATTCTGCTGGAATACCACCTGTACCCCCATTTCGGCATCCATGGCCAATTTAGTCTTTAGCCCCAGCTGTGTACGCATTTGGAAGTCATCCATATCTTCGGGGTCGTCTCCGCGTTTTGTGAGTGCACTGGTCTGCAGTAATTCCGGGTTCACTTTCTGGGCCATTTCACGCAGTTTCATTTTCGCCTTCATCCCGGAAAACCATTTGGCTGTCTCATCGACCGCTTCCGGATCAACGGGAGTACAGGTTATATTAAACTCCCGGGATAGCAATTTATTCACCAGTATATTCCGGTACTTCGATCCAATGGTGGGGATGCTCCAGTTTATGTTTACCCAGGTTTTGTCCTGGCTGTCACTGCCCGTAAGCCACTTTCGAAATGGCAGGACACTCTGCTTGCTAAGTGCATACTCCCTCAGCTCTTTATACTGGTCCCTGGCTGCAAAAAAGATCTTTGCATACTGCCTGGTAGTGGCTTCGGTGTACATAGCCCGAAGATATTGCATGCACCAATCGGCGCCCTTCTCGTCAGCAGGGAGGTCGTGACTGGGGAAATTGTAAGCGGTCTGTACTACTGCGGTTTCAGTTGCCATTGTGTTTGTTTTTATTGGTATTGAGGCATGAGGTCGTCAAGCTCGTATAGGTCATCATTTTCATCTTCAGTTTCGAAGTAGCGGTAATTATCGGCATATTCGGTCCACAGCATGGCCATTACCAGGTCGAACTTTTCGGTTTTCTTAATATCGAATTGTAATAATTGAATGATTTGCAGCAGGAAGTCCATTTTGTGGATATTCTGCTCGATGTAGGATTCCACCATAAGGGAGGCTTCCCGTTTATTATCCTGGGTGGATGGAATGCCTGGCTCTTTATAGCCTGGGACATGCACCAGGAAATTCCCATAGCCCCTGCGAATGAAATAATTGATAACACCCGGCTTGTTGGACTCGGGTAGCATCTGGCAGCCAAAGAAGAAACTCTGCATAACAAGATCCTCATACACCATTTCAGCCATAGGAGGCCGATAGTGATACTTGCAGATATACTTCTTGGAAATAGCATCATCGCCAGCGGAGCGGGTCCGGCATTTTACGAAGCTGGCCGCCTTAGAATTTCGGGAATCCTCTGTGGTATTGTGATCGTAAGTGTCACACCCTGAAATAAACATATGGGTGTTATAGGGCGTGAGAATGTTGCCATCTCGATGGACCCTGTTACGGTCCTTATCTTCCGGCATCCAGGATATTTCCCACCGGCCATTTGGATTGGGTTCCCAAACCACCTCCGAGTCTTTGATACCATCTTTCCATATGAAATTGCCAAATTGATTATCACTGGCATTGAACTGAATTGCTTTCTGGCGCTCCGTGAGCTTATAGGCGTTGTACAAACACTTATCGCTGTCAGTAGTGAAGCACTCCTCCAACGTGAAGGGGTTCTTCCGGATGTAGGACTGAAGGTTCTTTTCATCATTGACCAGCGCGGCCCTGGCGTTGAGGTGATACTTTTTACCCTCTTCCACATTCGGCATACCGTATTTATCATAGAACATTGTTTCATACGCAGGAAGAAAATAGACATATAGCCCGGTCTTTGTCCTGCCGTTTGCATTCCGCTCATCGAAATTGCTGTCCTGAACCAGGCGTAGAAACTCACCGCCCCCGCTATCCATTTCTTCAACAGTGGTGGTATAGAGATGTTTCCCGACAAATACAGCATCGACCTCGGAGCACATCATAACGGTATTGTGGCGCTCCCTTATACTTACGTCCTTCATCTTACCGGCTTCATCAGAAACGTATCGATGAAGCTCAGGCCCGTCATACGCCTCCACTTTCCTGGATTGGAAGTCAATAAATGATTCCAGCGCCTCTTCCCTGTATTCAAGGTCCTCAGCTTGTTTACCCCGCAGGGATGGTTGATAGAATCTAAGTATCTCCGCCGGCGAGCTACCCATACCTGTGTCATAAATGGGTCGGAAAAAATCTGGCAGTTTTTGCCAAGGCTCAATGACAGCCTTTTGAAAAACCTCCTCTGCATCGTCATCCGTTTTGGATTGTATACCTCCATGCCGGCTGAAAGTGCGGGAAATATATTCGTAGAGGATGCAACCTGCCCGAGCGGTCTTCCCGTCTTTTCTTTTGGTAATCTCGATCAGGCCCAAGCAGTTTGGGTCCTCAACGCAATAGTCCCAGACGTAAAATAGCTTCCTATTAGGGTCACGATATTCCATATGCTTCCCCTGGAACTTCCAGCACTGGAGATACAAGTAATGTGTGCCGGTTATATACGTATAGTTCCCATTGTTCAGGAACCAGACTCCGCACAGCCGCCTCTTCCACTCCTGAGCTCTGTACGCTTCACACTCTTGATCAAAATAGTCTGGGTCATCGCGTTGACGGCGAATCTCCCCCCGGCGTCTCAGTTTGTACCATTCCGGCATCTCTTCTCGTTGCCAGAATTGCTCGGATTTCCGGGAAGAGCGTTTAATAATATCGGTCTGCTCGAGATTTCCGGTGATTGCATTAAGGCCATACCCAACAGGAGGTATCCAGCAGTCGAAGCGATCACAGATACGCTCCAGCGTCCCGCCTTTAATTTTTTTGAACATGGCTCCTGGCAAATTTTGCCACGCCTTCCGGGGTGAAGCGACGTATCTTCGTCGCCGCTTCGATCAGCACCTCCTCATCCCCGTAAAACTTGCTGAGGGCTGTTTTGTATTTATCGTAGATATTTTGAATATCTTCTGAAAGCTGGGTCTTTGTCTCCATCGCCTTCATCAGATCCTTGTCCTTGTCGGCCTCCAGCGGCTTCATAAGCCTCGTCTGGAATTCCCAAAATGTTTGCTCCAGGCTGACCAGCATGGCCCACTCCATTGTACGAACAAAGTCCTTCAGGAAGTTCTGTACGGTCAGGACTATATGGTCGTATTTGTACTCATACAGGACAGCCAGTGCGGCGTCGTCCTTTTCCATGTCAAACCCGGCGATTTCAGCAGCTATCTCTTTCCTGCGGACCAGGTTCTGCTCTCCCTTTATAAGAGGACTCTTAGGGTCATACAAAGCGATAATGTACCGCACCAGCTTATCCTCCGGCATTTTTACCCGCACGTCGTCATCTTCCTGGTTGTACAGGTCCTTTACAACCATCTTCTTCAGCTGCGGGTATGCCTTAAAAGGGAATACCTCATAAGGGTTGAAGGCGCAATTTTTGAAGGTGTCAGAGGTATAGTTCATTCTTCTGTTGTTTCAGGTTGATTGGCCTTCTCTCTTAGTGCTATGGGTATCCATTTACCGTATTTTTCTTTTTCCTCATCGCTCATTTGCCGGTATAATTTAATCTTTGTTTCTGCATGCAGTTGCTTGTAGTAGCGCTCATAAGGATCCATTTTTGAATCATTGATGAACTTGGATACGGACTGGGGTTTAAGCCCTGCCTTATCTTTCCATTCCTGAGATGCGTCTTTCCAATCACCTCCATTGAAAATAAACTCCCGGAGATGTCGACGAGCGATCACCTGCTCCATCTCAGCATGGGTTTTACCTTCCTCTTCATGCTTCATCTGATCACCGTAGGCTTTCATGATCATGTTCTGCGTAGCGTTCCTCTCCCTTTCCTTTGGCGCAGGCATGATGCCGAACTTCTGTTCGAGGCCCGGGCGAGTTGTCAGCTGGTTTATAAAAGGCGATTCGTCGTATGGATTCTTCCTGAAAGAGAACGGCTCCATTGTTTCAAACTCATGCTGCAGCACATCCAATCCCTTCCGATATATCGGATCATCCCCGTTGTAGATCTTCTCGCCGTAGAAATCTTTGTTCTGATAGAGTTCTACCACGTCGTTGATAATGGGGGAGGTCTTATGCAACAGGGTTTGTACAGGACTCTTGCTATAAGATAGGATGTCCTTCATGTAAGACGGAAAGTCTACCCGGTGGTCGGTTCCGTCAGGACTCTTAGTTCCATCCTTAGGAAAGAAGTAATCTTTGGTTTCCTGAGGGCCTTCACCTGTCATGAGATATTGATAGAAGGCGCCCATGAGCCCAACCGTCAAGGGCAGACCGATCAAATAGGCAGTACGCTGACTTAGGCCCTGCCCCCTTACCAGTCGCTGGCCGCTGCGGGGCAGTTCGGCAATCCCACCGGACACTGCCCGGATAGTACCGCCTGTCCACCCCGCTGAGCGAACGGCCATAAATGCGAGGTCTTTCAACGACTTCCTTACGAAAATATTGTCGTAGACTACCTGGCCCAGCCTGTCATCCATTGAGTCCCAAATCTTTTGCTTGGCGGTCTGAAGCTCGGCCGGGGTCATGTTTTTCCGGCTCTGTATCTCTGCATCCAAGGAGCGGAGATATCCCCCTACTTTCAAAGAAGGTACCCAGTGCTCCATCAAAGGTTTGTTGATGGACTCTGGCAGGTATAGTACAGCATTCCAGATTGCTTTAGGAAGGTGCTTGAAATCCCCGTCCGCCCGAAGTTGCCCGAAGGCTTTCATCATGTTGTATTTCGCATCCAAAGAGTACATCTTTTGCCGGCCCACCTTGGCGTTGGCGTCCATCAGCGCCTGTGTATCGGCGGTGATCTTCCCGGCGTTCCAGTCGGCCCGGGCCTTAAAACCTCGGATAACAGTGGCAGGCAGATTTCCAAAAGTGGCTAGGTCCAAAAGTCCCCGTGGATTGCCGGCGGAAAGTTTCTGTATTCCATTGGTCATGCCGGTAACAATGGCATCCGTCGTAGTAGTCCCAAAGTGAAAGAACCCTACACCTAGCTGGAAGAGGTTCTTTATGTTATTATATTGCTGTACGACCGTTTTGGCCGGCCCGCCCAGTCCCTTGCTCAGATAGTCGTTCATCAGTTTTGCTACTTCTTCAGGCATGTAAAGGGCGGCCATTTTGGTTTCAGGCTTGGTTTTTACATCATTGCCAAATAAGTCCTCTCCTAACTTTTTAACAGTTTTATACGATTTGGCCCTCATGGCCATATTCATAAATATTGGATCATCAACTGTCTTCCATCCAGCTGGCTGTTCCCCCCTCGGCAACATCTTTACAAATCCTTGTGCCGTCATATCCTTTAAAATATCGTGCGCGGTTTTAAACTTCCAGGAATTGGCCTCTGCTAGTCGCACCATTTCTTCCGGGTTGGTGGTGGATAATTTATATCCTTCACTCAGTCCCGATACGATGGTTTCAAAGAACCGCTTTTTGGCGAACCCTTTACTCCCTTCCATCGGCGCCTTTGCCAGAGTGCTGGCAAAGAAATTACGGGCTTGTTCTGGTTTTTCCCAGAAATGCGGGAAGTAGTCCTCGATAAAATTGAGATCCGGCATGACGCTTTTGATCGTTTCAAAGGTCTTGTCAAGCCGCTGCCGGTAACCGGCGGCAATGTCTTTCATCTCCTGGGACTGATTGGCCAAAAGTTCGGGCTTTTCTATGCCCAATATGAAGGCCATCTGTTTCGCCTTCGGCACCTTATTCCAGTCGCTAACGAGTTTGCGGGTGGCATGGTATACTTTGTCGATCTCAAACTCTTCCTTGCCCTTATTCTTCCGTATGATGCTTTTTACGTCGCTGACCTCGTCCACGCCATCAAAATACCAGCGGCGGAGTGTTTTGGCCAAACTAGGCTTCATGCCGACGGCTACCTGCTTGGGTGCGATTTGGTTGGCAGCAGATTTTGTCTTTGCCTGTCCTATAGCCATGGCCTTTTGAATTATCTCTTCTGGGGTATCCGTGCGCTCCGCCCGCACCTTGTCAATGAGAGCCTGAGCCTTGGCGTCATCCATACCCCCCACTTCGATGAGCGCTTTCTTAACAGAGGATTCTTTACTTTCGTCCAGTTTCTCCCGTACGAAGTCCTCCATCGGGTCCCCGCTGGGCTGGCCGATCATGGCGTCATACTTTTCATCCGGAGCGCCGATCGTCTTTTTACCAAGAGCCTCCTTCACAGCAGATGCGTCTGCCTTTTCGAAGGCCGTTTTGATGGAGTCTGCCAGCCGCTTTATATCTTGCGCAGTGGAAATGGTCCGTTTTATGCCAAGGGCTTTGAAGATCCGGTTCACCACATCAACGAATTTGGTACGTATGGAGGTGGTGAAGTTTGCTGGATCAATCTTCCCGTCCGCCACATGAGAAAGGAATTCAGTAATGGCTTCTACCTTCATCGTATCCAAACCACGATCCCGATAATGATTCTCATGTTCCCAGACCGCCTCCATGCCCTTTACGTCTTTCAATTCCACTAGTTTGGAATAGGCATTGTCTACAGCGCCCGGGCGGGCCTGCAATGCTTCTCGTACGATGGGATGGATAACCTCATGGAAGATAGTATTTTCCGCCCCTGCCTTTTGAATAGCCTCCATATTGAAAGCGATGTACTTACCGTTCGCGTCATATACCCCAGCAGATCCCGCCGGCCGTTTTTCAGCTTCCGTATATTCTTTCTTCGAATTGTAGGAGCGAATAGTATGGTCTGGGAACAATTGGGAAAGCACGGCCTTTGCCTTGGACAGGTATTCGTCGACAGGCATATTTTTGCCCTGTACGTCTACTGTCATGCGATCCATCTTATCTGAAATTTTCTTACCCAGCCGGGCGGCCAGGTCCTTCATAAGGTCTTGCTCCTCTACATCTTTGGCGGATGTGTCTTGAAGAGTTTCATTGCCTTTCTTCCCACGAGGCTGTTGTAAAGGCTCATCATCGCGTGATGTTGTTGTTCGTGGTTCATCTTTTCCAGAACGCTTACCACTGCTGGTTTGGCTTTCATCGACTTCACGAACCGGTTGTACATGTTCACTTTCGGCAGCTGCTGCTTCACTGTTTCCTGAAGTTTGTCCTGCTGTTTCGAAGTCGATGCCTGATTCATGAGGTTTCCAGTTTTGAGATTCTTTTTTGAGCCATTCAGCGTAGTCGTCATCAGATATAGAACCGGATTCTGCCTCCTCAACGACAGAACGTTCCGCTTCAGTATGTAATTTACTCCATTCTTCGACAGGAATGCCAAATTTTTCTACATGGTTCCCTCTTCCACGGGTATATTCTAAGGTTCCTGCGTCATATTGCCGCTGTAGTTCGTCCAAGAAATCCTTAGCCCGCTTGCTCTCTTTGCCTTTCTCAATGTCTTTAATAGCTCCTTCCCGGGTCTTTTGGTCCATCTTAGTATCCCACCGGTAATCTAACGAACTATCGTTGACCATCGGTATTTCATCCTTAAATCTGTTATAGAATTGTGAAAACTCTGGCGTCCGACCAGGCAGGGGCCTTTCTTCAGACGGAGTAGCTTCCGGCCCGGTTCTGACCTCTGCGGGCGGAACATCCTGGCTATTCAGGTAATCTTTGGCTGTTTGTTCATTCCACGCCTTCCCATTTTTCTGGTAGGCATCCCATACGTTGATATTGCCACCATGATTTACCACCAGCGTATGATCACCAGCCTCGTTCTCAATCTTCTCCCTGGCTCCTATAACCCGGTCCTTGTATTGGTTGAACGACTCCCCTATTTTCTTTCCTTCAAATTCAGTGGCATCTGGATGCATCACAAAGTACTTCTCCGCCTTCTTAAAGTCAGTATCCTTGGTCTGGTCGAATTCCCCAATGTCCCAAGACTTTAATTCCGGCTTGGTAACATGGGGAACACCCAATTTATCCGCTACGATCTGTCCGGTTTCAGCTGCTCTTGGTAGACCTGAACTTATAACCTTGGTTACTCCTTTGGCTTTGACAGATTCAGCCAGTGTATCTGCCTGGTCCCTTCCTTCCTCGCTTAGCTTAACATCCGTGGGGCCGCTGGTCACTCCGCGCTCGTCTTCGGGGGTAATGGCGTGCCGGACTTCGGTAACTTTGGTCTGAGCTTCTGGCTGAACTGTTTGATCTGTCGAAGAATTCTCGCCTGTTTGCTCCGCTGCGGCCGATTGCATAAACTCGTTCTTCGCATCCTGTATAGCTTGTTTGGTTTCGTCGTCTCCAATGATATCGATCTTGACAGCCTTGGATTGAGCCTCTTCCGGGTGCTGTTTGACAAAATCCATCAGCTGCTCCTTACTGGTCTCGATGCCGTTAATGAAGTACAAGGGCTCTTCCTCATTCATGATCTTCTGTATCCGCTGGTCAGACTCCTTCATCTTGCCTTCCAGCAGATCCACCACGGATTGATCCCCGGCCGCCGGAAGCTGATTTTTGTAATTCTGCTTGTTCAGCAGTTCATTGAACACCGCCATGCGCTGAGCGGACGTACCCATTTTAGGGACCTGTCCCTTCACAGCGGCTACGTCGTCGATGATGCCGGTTATGCGCTTCGCCTCGGCATCGTTATACACTCCTTTCACATGAAGTTCATTCACCAAACCTTTCAATTCATCTGCCCGGCGGGGTCCGTCCTTCATCTCGTAGGCATTCAGGACAGTATTGGCTATGACGTTATTATTGGGCAGGGCGGCGTTATCGGCAGTTACATCCTTCCGGCCAAACGAAAAGGCATCCTTCACATTCTTGTTATTCTGCCAGTCATTCATCTTACCGATGGTGTAATGCTGAAGAATACCGGTGAGAGCGCCGGTGATGCCCGTCTTCAGACCTTCATCGGAGGTGGCGTACTTCCAGGCCGTCAGCGCCGGGTTGTTCTCTTTCTGCTGAAAGTAATCCTGGGCCATAAAGTGCCCCCCGGCAATGGCGGGGGGCACCCCGTATTTCAAAAGGACTTTTGCAATGGCGCCATTGACCGGTGCGTTCATGATCCCGAACTGTACGGGGCTGATCGCCATGTCCGTTACCAAATTCTTGTCAAAGACGTGCTCTGCCTTCGCATGCGCCATCTCGGGGGTTTCTCCGGCTCTTACCAACTGCGTATAATAATCGTGGGAAATCAATGCACTATTGATCGGCGCTAATGCTATACCCCCCAAAGCGCCTTCTCCGAGCTTTCCGATAATTCCTCTGGCAGCCGCCCCGGACAGCGCCTTGAATGCGGGGGCTCCGGCGATACGGGCAAAGCGGCCCATAGCTTCACCCTGCAATACCATAGGCAACGCTTCCCCCGCCAAAAATTCAGTAGGAGTCTGTTTGCCTTCGGGAAAGGTGTTCTTGGCTAAAAAGTCATCCGCGTTCTTTTGAAGGTCATAGCCAGACTCTTTAGCACCAAAGAATTTTAAGATGCCGCTGGCCATCTGCCCGGTTTGTCCGCTGAATTTAAAAAACCCCTGCAACCCCTTTGCCGCCCCGGTTATTTGATCATGGAAAGGCGTGTTCGCGTTCAGGGGGTTAACCTTTTTAAGGGTACCATTCTCATCGTATTCCAGCGAAGTGCTATTATTCATCAAAGTCCTGGTAGACTCATTTTTGATGTCCTCATTTGTCTTTACGGCCTCCCGATAGATGTTATTGACCTTATTATTAAGATCAGGATCTATTTGCTTGGCGGTGGCAAGGACTTTGCTCATATCTTGGGGAGCCGCTATGTTCGTCCCATATAAATGCTGCCGGGCCTGTTGCACGGCTGGCAGTTCGTTTATCTTTTTATCGGCTATCTTCTGTGTGGTATAGGCGTCCTTTTGGGCGTGGAACTCGCTGATAATCCTGTTCCGAAGGTAATATCTGTCGTCAGCATCCGGCACGGTTTTTTTAAGATAGTCATCAATGATAGACATTTTGGGCACTTCATAATAGCTGTCTGGGGCATCCGGATGAGAATCAAGCGCCGGCCGCTTGTTTTCTACAAAATGACTTCTGTTGGCGTTGATATCCGACATGGCCCTATCCATCATGGGTTGATACTTTGCTTGTATTTTCTTTTCCCTATCATCCGCCTGCTGCTGCGCTTGAATTTGATTTTTTATAGCTGGCATGGCCGTGCTTTCTGAAGCAGGATATTGTTGAACTTTCTTATCATACTCAGCTGTATTGATCTTTGGAATATCCAGTACATCCGGATTACCTTGTATTGGAACTCTATTTTTAGGATCGATGTAAGGCCCCGTTGGGCCTACGATGTCAGGGAATAGCTTCTGCGCCTGCTCGGGCGACATTCCCTTTTTAAGGGCATGTAAATACGAAAATGCCGCGTCTATTCTCTTAGTATCCTTGCCAAGCTCCGGGAATTTTTTTAGTAACTCATCATCGGACGCGGAGGGGTTCATCGAAGTGTACTCTTCAAAGTTATCTATCCAGGTCTTGGGTTTTGGCCCAGGACCTTCAACCTGCTCATCAGCGACTTCAGGCTGCTCTAACTCCGTAATAGAATCGTCTAAAGCCATCTATAATTGCCTTTTTACATCGTAACCAAATAGAATCCTTCCTGAATTCATCCACAATAATCCCATGACGCCAGTACAGGAGTGCATAAGTGAGTAGTCGCTGTTCTCCTTTTAATTCAGGGAAGGCGCGGAATAATTCCGCATCTGACATATCCGGGTTTTTATCAAGGATAAGCTTGAATTTTTCTAGCCACCTCATTGGTTAAAGTTTAATATTGACTCCTGAGCTTTCTGTTGCTGTTGACGCCTCTGCAATTCCATATCTGCTCGTAATTGTCTGGCAGCCTGTACGTTTTGTTTAATAGGAATCTTTTGGATAACCTTTTTTACATCGGCCAGATTATCGTGTCCGTTGGACGTTCCGTAGCGAAGCTGCAGTGCGTCAATACTTTCGGGGTCATATTCTTGTAAATGACCATCAGTGCCCTCTATTGTGTATAACTTGCCGGGAGTTGTTGGATCAATAAGAAGATGCTGTACCTGCTTGTAGCCAGGATCATACTGTGTAGCTTTTTTATCAGCATCGGTTTTAAACCCACCCACAAAACTTGTCACATCGATGAATTGTTTTCCTGTAGTGGGATCTCTATATGGAACTCCTCCCGCCAACGCCTCTGGCTCCATGTTGACAGCCCTGCGTATTTTGGCAAAGTTCCCATTAAGCAATTTCTCTTCCTTTTCCTTTTGAGACTTATTGAGCGTCCTTCCCAAAGCATCAACAAGCCCGGCCTGCATTTTGTCGACAAAGGTGGCATTCGTTTTCTTTGCTTCCTTCCTGAATTCAGATGGCGTTAGTTCCGACAGTTTATTATATAGTACATGCTTAGCAAGTGACTGGTAAGCTTGACTTCCTGCCGGGAATTGTGCGGGATCATACCCATGATCTTTTATAAATGCATCCGTATCTCTCTTTATATTGGCGGCGACTCCTGTTCCTGAAAGTTGTTTCAGCGTCTGGTCAGTCACAACTTTCATGGGTTGCCTTGTCTCCGGGTCGATAATGGGTTGGCCGTTTAAAGAGGCAGGTTCGTAATTGACCTGTAACCCGGTAACATTTCCCTTTGCATCTTTCACTTCTGACTGCCATGGATAGTATTCATCGGTAAACTTTTTTTCAGTTGTGACACCGGCATGCTCATTAATAGTTGTGTCGCCCCCCTTTTTCGGTTTATAAGCCTCAATAGCTTTCGTCAACGGAACATCTCCTATTACATAATGGTCGGGGTTGGTGCCCAACTCTTCGTCCAGATAGTTTCTTCCTAGGTCTATCTTAGTAGGGTCATCAACAACACTTTTTCCTCCCTGGTAAAGCATTCTATTAATCGCGGCATTCTTTAAATTACCCACATCTATGCCAGGCAGTTGCTGGTAATGCTGTAAGGAATCTTCGATGTTTTTTCTACCTGCCTTAATAGCGGCCGAATATTGAGATATTTTACTCAGATCTCCCTGCATCTGCAATTCAAGATCTCCTTCATCCATATTAGGATTCTCGTGTATAAGCCTGGCAAATTTCTCGCGGGCATCACTGGTCATCTTGTTAATGATCGGGTCAGCAGCTGTGCCAGTAGCATAATTGGCATCCTTAAAGTTTTGTCCCACAAACTGTGCGGCTTTTGCCTGCCTGGCCAATTCTCGCTGCTGCTGCATAGCAGCAAGACGTTGCTGCTGCATGTTGTGTTGCCACAACATCTGCATCATTGATGTATTCCTAGCTGTCTGATCGGGCAACACTACCGCCCACGAACCTTCATTTGCCATTTTCTGAGTTTATAAAAGGAATGGTAACATTGCCATAAGTCCGCCTCCGCTAGTTCCGCCGCTACCGCCTCCAGAGCCGCCGCCATTCATCATGTTGTACTGCATGGCCGAACCACTCAATCCGTTTACGGCTCCAAAAATATTTTGGATGCCAGCATTTCTAAGTGCGGCCTGCTGTCCCGCGTCCATCTGGTATTTGTATAACATATCCTGGTACTTTTTATCTCCTTCATTGATCATGGTTTGATCTGCCAGATTAAGGTTATTGAGCAGCTGATATTTCTGCTGAGCCTCCTGAGTCTGAAGATTGCGAAAAGCTGCATTTGTTTGCCCTTGATTGGCGGCCTTTACAGCCAGAGCCTGGGACCCATCTGTGGCTGTCCTATCAGCATTCGCGTTTACATTTGCTTGATTTGTCAAAATATTCTGCTCCAGTTCGGTCGCTCCCGCCATCCGTCCGCCGTAGGCGTTCTTGGCATTTTCCAATACATTTTCCGCATATGGAGAGGTCTGATATGGAGTGTACTGAGGATGGATTTTCCCGGCCTGACTCAATTGAAAGGCTCCGAACAATCCGCCTGCGATGCTGTCTAAAAGTCCCATAACCAAATATTTTATTTTGATGCAATAGTTTTATGCCCAGTCAACGGTTCGTATATCACGTTGACATATTTTAATTGAAAAAGATGTGTAGGTTGAAAATTCAACTGTATCATCATGACTTTGCCTATCAACTGCTCTCCTTCCACCAAGGCCTGGTTTGGATCAGTAAATGAAGGATCTAGCCGATCCCGTCGGACGGATTGATAAAAAATACCCTCCTTAGGATTCCATTCGTCTGGCTGTATGTCCGTAATCTGCTGATAAGGATATTCTGACATCAGAACGCATACATCTGGTTGAAGATCAGCCTCCACGTTTATAGCCTTTGGTTGCTTCGGCGAATGATCCAAAATGTTTGCGGGGAACATAACAACAGATGGCGTCTGCACTCCGAAAAACTGGTTGTACCCACCTGTAGAATCGTTCATCCGGTATAGACTTCCGAGTTTTCCCGCATACAACTTATTGCTGACGTTGGCCAAAGATTCTGCATAATAGTTGTAGGCGGGTACCCACCTGTTCTTTTCAATCTTGTAAACCATGGTCTTTGCCATTCCATCGTAAGGGTCGAACAGATTGGTAGGAACTCCCACAATATTCCCTGGGAGTGTTCCGGCTGGCACGGTCGGCTCCAGCTGGGGTATAGAGAGTAAATACTCTCCGTGGAATGGATCTATTCCGCCAACGATAAAGGGCCTGCTGCCGAGCGCTATTATTTGAGCTGCAGTCATGTTGACAAACTTGTCTGCAAACCTGCGCCAGAAAGTACGCATCTTATACGCGCTGATGGCCTCAAGCCCATTATCGCTGTACTGAACGACCGCGCCATTGTAAGCATCGAAGGAGAAAACGTTGCCGCGCCATTGCCGGACACTCTCAGGGTGGATAGTTCCAAAGGAGCCTTTGAGGGGATATATTGTTCCTATTACATTTTGATCGGTTGCAAGGAAAGCATTTCCCTGTGGAGCAGCCACTTGCACCTCTCCTAGGTACAGGGAGACGGTTTCAGATTTACAATAGGCCAGCATGACTGTGCCTTCCTTCTGTATTTTACTGGTGAGAATAAGTTTTGATATGCTTCCAAGCTCCAGCGGAAGATCCGCCTTATCCAGCGCATCAAACGTTGACAGGCCATTTATTCTACTGCCTTGCACCAAAGGATTGCTAAAGCAAACCGCATTTTGATCAAATACCTGCCCAATACCATCTACAAAATTTGGACGCCCGGCATCCGTGTTCCAGATTTTGTAAAATTTATCATTGGGATTCATCGCTTCGGTAATGTAGTTCGCCGAATTATTAAAGCGTTTAAATAGAAAGACATCTCCATTTATGATGCCATTAAGAATGCTATATTGCCGGGAGTTGGTGCCGGGGTTTAAAATGGGAAATATCTGTGATACTTCGAAGTACGGCTCATCTACCTGCGTTTTATAGGGGGTATATATTTCAAAAAGGCCAATTTGAGCCGACAGGGTGCCCACATTCGTAAGTTGTCCGATAACATACTTTCCACTTTGATCAATGATCGACATGGAATAATAGGCACCATTCACGTATAGCGTCAGCAGGTCACCCTGTGCCAACAGATATGCCATGCCTTGCGACTGAAGAGTGGACGTATCGACTGCAACTCCGGCCAAATTATCGGAATAAGCAGTAGTTGTAAATGTATAATTCCCAGAGCTATCCTTGTCTGCATATATCATTACACCACGCCCCTGAATAAAAAACCTTGTCCGGAGACATCTTGTTACATTGATGCTGATGTAGTAAGCATCAATAGGTATTTCGGTCAATGCCCCTGCATTACTTAAATCCCATTGAATGCCTGGTGTGTAATTTAGGGCATCGAAACCAGTGTTGGGTATAATGACCTTCAGATTGTTATTGGTTACCACCCCTGTCTCTCTCCCATAATTGTCTTTGAAAGAGACAGAAAACTGATAGGAAGAATTTGTTTTGAAGCATTTTCCTACTACTGCAGACAGCGTCCCGCCTCCGGTAAGAATAGTGCTTGCTATACCCTGGTCAGCGGTGCTTATATGCGTCGGTGGTGCTCCACCTATATTTGCAGCAGCCTGCCCGAAACTGGATCCTCTATATGTGAGGTCACTTGCGTTGACGCTTGCAGGATATGGCGGAACGGAAGAATTCCAGGTGTAATAATAAAATGTCGATGGCGGAACAGGACCGACGGCTGTAGTTGTTACCAATAAGTATGCGGAATGACCTACAAATGGAAATGTCTGCCAGGTCATGAACCACCATTCTCCCGTGATTGATCCGGATGGCCCCGGTGGGAAATTCTGTGTGATCAAAGTCAAAGCGAGTGATGTAGCCGTAGGACTATCATATCCATTAGTGCATCCTCCCATAAAAGAACGGTTCTTTGCCCGCTCAATGGTCTGAGCCTTTATAGGGGTAGCATCGGCGATCTTTACCGTGTAGGCGCTATCCAGGGATATCCCTGCCAGATTGTTGTAAAACTGAAATGTCAGCGCGGTCCCAGTATTGTGTGCGGTGATGGCTGCTGCGTCGGCGGCAACGCTCTTTTTCCAGGAATTGATAATGAAGAAGTCTCCGCTATTGACAAACTGTGCCACGAGATCGATCTGGATAACGTCCTGATCAATTTGTTCGCCCAATGGCAGCAAAATATCTATTCGGTTGTACGTCTCAAAGTTTGCATTCTCCGGGCAAAGCAACGAGCGCCCTGAAAGAGTCGAGGCCTCATTGTCTCGGTAAATATACCGATAGCAGAACATGAAAGGCTCCAGTGCTATCTGGCTCCCGTTGATGACAGGCGTGGTTTGGGTCACCTTCATAAAAGAGGGTGGCAACCCCGGTTGTCGGCGTATCCAGGATATGACAGCCTGATTCATGGGCGAAATATAGGGAGCGACGCTAGTCACGTAGGACGGATTATTCAACTTAACTGCTGCATCGAGATTGATCCGACGCGGCGCTACGTTGTCTGTCCAGTATAAGAGGCCATTGATTACAAAGGAGGAGTGAATATAGGTCGAAGCATCCCAGCCCAAACCTCCGATTACCTGATCCTCTCGCAACGCCATATAGGCAACGTTATTAATCGTATCATACACGGCGATATGGTTGAATCCAACAAGCCCATACCTATTGAAGTAGACTATCCATTTTCTTTCTTCGTCAACACATTGACCTATGCCGACATAGTCTGTTTGCAGTTCATCGGGAGGGTTTTGAGGAGGAGAGGCCAGTTTAACCGTGCCAGGTATTGGCTGCAGGCCACTGACACGACCTGTTTCTGAGGTCCAGGCGCGGAAATTAAAGCCGTTCATGTACTCACCTGGCTCCAGTTTGGTCAGGGAGTCATCGGCATTCATGCCTTGATTGAATTCTCTTTTTTCTATGAGATTATCCACCTTTCTCTTCCATCTGACGGGCCTGGTCGAGGACCGAGGAGAGAAACGCCACCGGAAGGGCTTCCGGGTTCTTGACCTTGTATTCAGGGCCCTTATCTCCTGCCAATTCATGCACCACGGCGGTGCCAGCGGAAGTTTTTACCTGAATCTCACTAATAATATTTGGATCGCGGGTTGCCATTACGTTCTTACGGTTGCGGTATAATTGCCTCTGAAAATCTGCATAATATCATCCGTCGTCAAAGATTCCATCCTGGATCTGAGGCCGGTCCTACTTCCTACATACTTAAGATACTTACGCTCCTTCGAAGTATCTGAAACACTGCGATTATGTTCATCCAACTGCCAGTCGCAATAATCTTCGATAGTTTTCTCCGCATAGGCCGGGATCATCGAGGCGGCGGTAGCTGAGCGCCCATCAGAAATATAGTCCAGTACGATCTTGTCAAATCCCAGGGCCGTGTCAAACTGGATCTCGTTCCGTTCTTTCATCATCTGGAAAGTAAACGGGGTGCCATCACTACGAAAACCATAGAGGCCGCCGACATTTTCTCCGCGACTATTGTAGCTGTTCACGTAGTAAGTCAGATACGGTACGCCGAAATAAGCTAGGTCAGAAAGGCCCGCCTGGACCTGTGGCCACGGCTGGGGATTGCCGTTGACGTCATAATTTAAAGTCCTATTATAGCCTTCTATCTGAGTCAACGGTTTCACGTATGGACCATTCTCTACTCCTACCCTTACCCAGTCCATCATATCTGCGGGGATCGTGGCTGCCTTATAGCTGTTAAGGGTCAGCACAACGCTATTGATAATCTGAAGGTCATCGGCATTGAGCTCGCGCAGGCAATCCGTACAATACTTCAGTACTTGCAGATACCAGTGTAGGGTGTACTGCTTATTGAGCAGAATACCACGAACGATATTATCTAACTTACTGAACTGCATTTCGCTGTGGTTTTACAGTGATAGCAATGGGGTCGTCCACTTTGTCCGGCGCAGGCTCGCCGCTGAAAATCTGATAAACCTGCTCAATACAGGCGGCTTCCATATCGGCTGGAATTGGGAGCAGATCGTAGTCGGAATAGTTCGACATATCCATCACCAGTAATTTGACCGTGGCTGCCGTAATGCTATAAGGCGCCTGCGTAATGTCGGTCCTGAAAAGAACCTCAAGGCCGTGACATTCGTATCCGATATGTCCTAGTAGATCGTCAATAAGAGGTTGCCCATTCACCAGCACGCTGTGGCCCATCGGGATGGGGATAAACGGCGCCGTCAGAATATTTGAGGCATTATCCAGGTTGTAGGGGCTGATTGCGAACACTCCCATATTCCGCGGCAGCCGTATCGGCATCGCAGGCAGGGTGAGCTTCGCAATATTTTTATAGGGGATTATCGGGATGTTATCGTAAGTGGCAACACATATTCCATCCGGAATCGTTTCTCCGATAGGCATCGAGCCCTTAAAATAGTCGAGCTTGACCAGTTGATTCAGGACCTGCCCTATGGCGGTATAGATCTCCCGGATATCTGCCCAGTCCGCTTCTTTACCCTTCCCGCCGGCCAGCCGAAGCTTGATCTGTTCGCCTATGGACCATCTAGTACTCATGAGCCGGCTTTTTGTGTCATAAATTGGGTAAGCGTCATATCTCCGAGGTTGATACCCAGATACGCCACGGCTAATTCAATAATCTTCGTATAGTACGCTTCATTCCACTGCAGTTGTGTCGACAGGCTTGGATTATACACCGGCTTCCTCACACCGGGGGTGTACCCGTACACGGGTTTTACCGGGAGCGCCAGGTACGTGAACATCGCCGTATTGGGCTGTTGGGGATATAATTGGTAGACCCCGTTACTTTGACTGATCGCAATCGGCCTGTCAGCGGTGACTGGTTTTATCTGTGACATCAGCCGCTGGGCGAGTTCATCGTTGTTCACCATGTCAATATCAAAATAGACCGTCTTTCTGAGAGTGTTATCATAAGCGACGGCCATAGCCGAGGTCAGCGTGGCGTAATTCAGAGGAGATGGGAATGCCAGGCCAGAAGGCAAAGTAACGACACCGCCCGGGGAATTAGCTGGCGTGACCTGATAGGTCTGCGTGAAAGGATCCAGAGCCGTCTTTGCTTCCTTGCTCGTTCCGTAAACCGGGGCGAACTGCCAGAACAGGTCCATCGATCCCCTGTGAATGGCATTGTCAATCTCACCCGGCGAGTGAAAGGCGACCTGCTGGTGGTTTTCCAGGAAGGCTATAAAATCATGTAAATCCCCTATATCCATAGCTTCAATTTAAACTAGTGGTAGCCATACTATTGACCGACTCCTCCCTGCCTAGTAGGAATTTCTTGCGAACGATATACATGGGCTTTCCCTCTACATTGTATTTTTCCTTCAGGTCGGGATGAAAGATCAGCACGTCCCCATTCCGATATCCTTCTCTACCTCTTCCTCCGCACCGTAACCAGCCCTTATGCTCCAACACGCAGTACCTTTCGCTCTCGGGTCTGATCAGGGAAGTATTCATGATCTGCAGGGGCCTGTTCTCTACAATGGGTTCGATTAACAAATAATCCCCGACCATTCTCAAATGACCCTTCCGGCGGATGGCGAAGATGAAACTGTAATCCACCTGCCAGAGTTCCTTCCCTTCGTAATAGAACCGGTTATCATATTCAAACCCCTCGGCACTGGCAAACTTGAAGTTCTGGGCGATCCAGTTTTCACAGTACCCCTGGCTCCCTTTCCGGCCATCGATCAGTGCCCCGGTCTTATCGGTATAGATAACCACCCACTGGCCTTCCTTCATCCCTTTTTCCAGGCGGATCGTCTCCCTTTCCTGATTCATCCACTCCGTGAGATAACCTTCTCCCTTTGTCGTCATCCGGAAAGACGAGGTATTGTCCTCGTAAGTGATATCCCCTACCGTCTTGTAACTGAAAAGAACTTCGTCCCCGGGCCGGACGATCGCTTCAATACCGGCATTGTCTTCACTTAAACTGGCCGGAACCGAGTGAACGACTCCTACTGACGTAGCATGGAAGTTGGGATTGAAACTGGGATCGATGTAGAGCTTTACGCCGCTTTGGAATTGAATCTCATCCTCGTATCTGTTTGTGATCTCTACAAATACTTTGTCTTTGGGGGACTGCAGCATTTTATTTTGAAACCTAAATTACTAAATAACTTGCAATTGCAAGTTTTATCTCTATTTTTATTTGAAATAAATCCCCAATGGCTTTAGGACAGACTGTCGAACACTTCGACTACAACAAAGGCGACACCGTTTACGTCGTCCGTCTCAAAGCCATCTCCCGGCCTGTCCTGAGAAGAGATACAGAAGATAACAAGACCGTCGATATCGAGCAGGCCCCCATTCAGATCTACCAGCCGGAACCCGTCGTGGTTTCAGAACCCCTCAAAGAAGCGTGCTGGCGCCGTTTTAGTGAATGCCATACGTACTGCGTAGGGCTGAACCGGAAGCAACGTTGACCCAGCAAGATATCATCAACATCCTAAAGGCACACGAGCAGCTACTTTACCTGCCGAAGAATGCGCGCAAGAATCCCCTCACCAGGGGGATCATAGTGGATAGGTATGCAGTGATAGCCCAAGATATCCTTCAAGCAATAAAACCGTCATCAAACAATTATCATAATGCAGAACAAAACACATCCAGCTCATGAGAGCACAGGAGAACCGCCGCTATCGGTTGGTGAAACAAGAGTCAGAACCACATTCAATCCCGGCAATAACGGGACTGTCGACCAGATCAAACAAAAGACCGCTGAGCTTATCAATCTCTGTGAAAGCCTGAAAGGAAACGACGGACGGTTAGCCTCGTTGGCGCAAACGTCATACGAAGAGGCGGCCATGTGGGCTGTTAAAGCTGCTACCGCATAAGATTGCGCCATACCATTCGACTTTATCCTACTTTAAGTATCTATTATAACATTATAAATATCAATCTGATGGACACATTACAAATAGCAATTATCTGCCACGAAGCCAATAAAGCTCTATGTGAAGTAAACGGCGACTTCTCTCAAAAGTCATGGGGTGACGCCGCGGATTGGCAAAGAGAAAGCGCCGTGAAGGGCGTGAATTTCCGTATAGACAACCCCGATGCTCCCGCTTCCGCTCAGCACGACGCATGGAGCAAGGATAAGTTGGCCGATGGCTGGGTATATGGAGAAGTAAAGGACGCGGATAAAAAGACACATCCCTGCCTGGTTTCCTTTGAAGGACTTCCCGAATTCCAGCAAAAGAAGGACAAACTTTTCCAGGGAATCGTAGATGCGCTGAAATAATGGCCTGCCTAAAGGCCTGCTACAGCACCCGCAAGGAAGCCAAAGCGGCACTCCGGCTCCTGAAGAAACGTAGGACAGGTGTTACGACCTTCTACTACTGTGACACCTGCTCCTATTATCACCTCACCTCCATGCCGAAACAAGCCAGTCGAAAGCTCAGCCGGCAGAAAAAGAAATAATATGAAAAGCCCTGTCGATTATTACAGCCTCATAATAGAACTCTTCGGTGCCCTGACCAGCCAGCTGCGCCGGCAGATAGCACCGCGCGAGCAGGAACTTATTCTCTCCAAACCCGCCTATGACAACCTTCTCGAATTCATCCGAAATACCAGACTTTCAGAGGACATTCGAAATGACACCCTTGAAATAGGAGGATTTTTATTCAAGTTCAATGTATTATATTGACGAAACTATTCTTCGACACCGAATTCACCGGAATGCACCAAAAGACTAGCCTTCATCTTGGGTATTATTACCACCTGCAGAAGTGGACTCTTCCGACACGCTTATTCAAGTTAACCATGGGATGAAGAAAAGTGAACTAAAAAAAATTATAAAATTTTTTAGGGATGGGTAGAGGGGGTAACATCATTTCAGGACGATCGGGATCAAAAATGGGGAAATGGCCCTTTGGCGACCGGGTGGGGTCTGTTTTTCAGGCGTATATGCATTGATGTTCAACGTGTTAAGAGGTAATCAATTGGCGAAAGTGAAAACCGAACTGTCCTATTTTAGGTGCGATTTAACAAGTGTGCACACACATACGCCCGTTTGCTTGCGTACATTTGATAAAAAGCATTTCATGAAAGCAATAGCCTACTATCGTGTATCCACCGCAAAACAGGGTCGCAGCGGCCTTGGCCTGGAAGCTCAGCAATCGTCTGTTGAGCAGTTCGCAAAGCCATACAACTACGAGATTATCAACAGTTTCACTGATGTTGAGACGGGTAAGAAGGATAATAGACCCCAGCTGCAGTTGGCAATTGAGGCGTGTAAAAAGAATAAAGCGATACTCGTGATAGCAAAGCTGGACAGGCTCAGCCGGGATCTTCATTTCATAACAGGTATGATGAAAAGCAAGGTAGACTTTGTATGTGTTGATAATCCTCACGCTACAAAAGCAATGCTGCAAATGATGGGCATATTTGCCGAAATGGAACGCGACATGATTTCCACGAGGACAAAGGAAGCACTCAAGGCTGCTAAGGCCAGGGGTGTACAGCTGGGAAAGCACGGTAAAGTATTGGCAGCTAATAATAAATCCAAAGCCATTGAGGGTGCGCGAGATATGGCCGACCACATTGAATCACTCAGGAGCCAGGGCATTACCAGTGTGCGGCGCCTGGCAGCCGAGCTTAGAAAGCACCCAACACAAATGCAACGAATACTTGCCAGATTGAAGTAGTTTTCCCACAAAGTGTACTTTTATCACCGACTATAGACAAATAAATTCCCACTTAACGAAAAAATACGTCATATAATGAATAGATTTTACCACTTGCCAGCAAAAAGGCACCTGATCCGGGACCAAGCATGCGTATCAACCGTATTTATGCGCATCGGAGCGAGACATGAATTATCCCTTCTTCATAGCCCTTCTTTTCAATCCTCCACCAAATGGGCGCTTCTTTACGTTTAAGAGTCATTGAATGCCTTCCTACGGCACTTAGGGCCTGTAATAAGCGGTCCTCCTACCAGTTCACCATTCGTTCTTTCGCCGTGCTAGTTTCGCTTTATAATGCTTGTGAGAATGGGCAGACAATGACGAGGTCTGCATTGGTGGAGAGGTTGTTTCGAATGGCCAACATCGATAACAAGCAGGCTGGATTTTTGATGGTATGGCGCCTGATGGACAGGGGGATTATCGAAACTGTCGGGCAAGGTCGGGGATCTATTGTATCTCCCACAATGGAAGGGCGTAATTATGTGCGAGCGGTGGAGCGCTATCTGCGCAATCTCAGGCCGGGGAGTTATTGATCTGATACATCCAGCCTTTGGAGTCGTCGTCCCATGCCTTGACCTTTCCTTCTTCGATAAGTTCCCTAAGAGCATCGCAAAAGATGGTCTGATTCCAAAGCGGCTCTTTTCAGCTGAACATCAACATAGTACTATCAAATGGATCGACGCGGAGAATGTCCTGCTCGAGGTCGCTGGGTTGTTTGATACTTCCGTCCGCGAGATAAGCGAGCAGAAATGATTTGGCCGCTTCTGTTAGTGTCATAGTTGTGCGTTTAGCTTGATGCTTATTTTGACCCTTACCCAATAGTCTATACCGCCTATCATCTTCATGTCCGTCATGGGGAGGGTGGGATCATCTACTACCAATTCTCGGGCGCCAGCTATTTTCAGCGCTTCTATTACCTCAGCGCATAAAATCAGGGCGGCTTCTTTGGAATCAGTAGGGCACTTACAGCAGCCGCCGGCGAGGGTTTCTATCAGATACTTTGCTTTTTCGCTGGGATCCATTTTTAATTGTTGGTTGATATACCATCGGGCAAGTTCCATAAGGCTGGGTTTTGGCTGGTGGATCATTCCCTGGTCGGTCCAGAATTGGCGGAGCTGGGTGGGGGTGAGAGGTGGTTCAGGTATGGTCTCCCCTTTCTTCACCGCTGGTTCTTGTGGGCCTCGATCAAGTCCTCAGGGCTACAACCGGCATCCTGGCAATAAGTGAGGATCTTTTCTGCCACGGGCAGCACCCTCATGAGGTCAACAAATGTGAAGTCGGCAAAATGAGGCACTTTGCTTTCGAAGAGAGGTTCATCAAAGTCGCCATTGGGCAGCCTTTCACAGTAGTACGGTTCTTTAAGTGGCTGGAGCTTTATTTCCTGCTCCACGGTGTCGATCTTCTCCAGTTGGACCTTGTCATACCATGCATGTTTACCCCGGCCATCCAAATCAATGCCATAACCCGACTTACCGACTTCATAGATCGCTCCCACCTTCCCTACCATCTCGGGTCGGATATCGTATTCATTCGGCCCCAACAATTTTGCGCCAATAAGCGGTTTGTAACTTATGATGCGGTGACCATAGTTCACAATCTTCACGCGGTCACCTATTTTGAATTTTTGTTCCATCTTATTAGCTTTTAACGCTTTACAGGTGTTTTATCCGGTGTCTGATACGGATCGATCCCATATATACCATTGTCGGGCGCTTCGGGAGGCGTATTACTGCCTTTTCCAAAGACGAGCTTACCCAAGTATACCGGTATCATACCTGCAGCATTTTGATTACCCCAGCGAAATACGATCCTACCTTTTCCCAATCGACGTATGGCCGGCCTCCTTCAGGGTGGATCAGCGGGCACCCTACGCTCGCGTCATCGATATAATGAGTGGCGTACACCTTTGGGCTTTGTGTCCAATGCTTTTGGCCTGGATTTTCATTCACCGCCCAAAGCGGGATATCTCTCTCCCGAAACCAGTTCACCGCTGCTTCCAGCGTCTCCCCGTGTCGCATGGTGTAGAGAATAAGCCGGCCGCTAGATTCGACGATTGCCTTTAGCACCTCCACGGCGCCAAGTACATCGTCCCCAATTCGAGGATAATCGTGCATTACACAAGTGCCGTCAAAATCCACCGCTACGATAAGCTGATTTTTTGCCATAAAGACTCTGTTTTTCAGTTACTTAAATTTAAAATAGACTGCTCAACAAACAAGTTACTTGAACGACTTTTTTTAGACAAAATTCAATACGGGCGCGGCTTTCCGTATATTCGGATATGTTCCTACTCTTCCAAAATCAAAACATTGTCTCCGGTACGCGCTGGATCGTTCAGGTTGATGTCAGCGAAGAGCCCGGCCCCCAACTGGTAGCTCAAATCCGCGAGTTTGAGACGGAACTACAGGCCCGTGAGTTCAGCCAGCGAGAAGAAGGTGTGCTGGTTCCAGGCAAGTGCTGGGTCCTGAAATTCGCCGGAGTATGTGACGATACCTACATGCCCTTCACGCAAGGGATCTTTGATTCTGCCAATTTCTTTCTTCAAGAGGCTGCTATTTGGCTTTCTCAGCGGGGATAACAATTAGATTTACAATAATTTAAACGCAAGTGTCAGCTGGGTAGCCATTCGCCTCAAAATTCCCTTTTTCTTCTTCGTCAGCACCTTCACACCACAGATATTGCTCAGAGGGAAGAATCCGCAAGCAGAGTAGGCCCAAAATGGAGCCTCTTTAAATTCATACATAAGTTCTCCATCTTCAAATTGCTGTTTGACCCGCAGTACATCTCCGAACCGGAAACGAGGCCCCATGCCTTCAAAATGATCGGCTATGCAGATGACTTTCATGGCTGAAAAAGTATGGGTTCAAGTCCAATGGGTAAATAAAGAGGATGCAAGGGATTACCGAGCTTTGACTTCCCCAGGCAATGACCGCCAGGGATCAATTCGAGGACCTTGGCGGCGCGTTCTGTGGCTTCAGGGAAGCTGCCCCAGACGTAGACGACCTTGTCGCAGAGGGGTCGTATTTTCGTCAGCCAGGCATCATTATTTCCAACGGGATCCGGGGCTTTCCCCAGCTCCTTGGGATAGGGTGTCACCCAGGCAAATAGGTTCATCATGTAAACGCCTCCATATCCCCAATCTGCAGCATAGCGCATGACGCGACGGATCGTTGGGTCGTTTTTGTATTCATTGGCCGTAGAAGGGTTTAGCCCGATGAACATGACCAGCGGTTTATCCTCGTTCCATATTCGCCAGAGAGCATATCTAAAATTTCTGTCCTCAGTGAATTGGGCGCCCTGTCTCATACATGCTTATTTAACTCTGTTAATAAATCTTTATAGTTCAGTGCCGTGAAACGCCTGACCTGCCATCCGCAGCTGCCGGCAAGGTTATACTTTTCCGTATCCTTAGTATAACCTGAGATGGATGTATGTCGGCTCTTCTCACTCATT